TACATTTACTTTGGATTGTTCCCCTGTCTGCTATGTTTGGCTTTTTTGTCTGTGCCTTATTTGCTGCAAGCAAGGAAATAGCGAGGAATGACAATGAAAGACAAAATCATAACAGGCTTGAAAATTAGTTGCCTGGTACTTATGACATCATTAGGCTTTTTGATTACATATTCCGTTGCCTGGGTGTTGCTAGCGTTACCGGAAACCTGGTGGGCTGGTGTGTTGTTAGCAGTACTGAGTGCTTTATCGACAATAGGGCTGTTTTGCTGGATAGCAAAGACGGATTGAAGCGCAGGATAATTATGGTTGGAGGTGAGAACAACGAGTAAGCCTAGAAGCAGGTGGTGGGGATTTGCACGGCGTATGATAAGGGATTACCCGAGTTTGCGCTATGACTTGAATTTGCTCCAAGAACAAAATATAACAGCGGATATATCAGGTTTGCCAAGAGGCTCTGGTACAAGCCGAACTGTAGAGACGTTGGCGTTGAAACAGTTACCAGAGGATGACCAAAAGGTATACGACGCTGTTACAAAAGCAGTAGAAACAATATCATTAAGACCAGACGGTATATCCAAGCTAAAGCTAATAACGATGATGTATTGGTTGGATAAGCCTGCTACCGCAAAATCTGTTGCTCCACAACTACATATATCGGAAGTGACTGCGAAACGTTGGCACGGTGAGTTTGTTCGTCTGGTTGGAAAATGTTATGGCTTTAAAAGTTGATACCCCAGAGCCAAAAAAGTATGCTAAAATGATACCGTGTAAATATTGTGAGGGGCTTGGGAGCTATCCCGGGCCTCTTTTTGTATGGTCTCCGGTATAGGATAAGCCGGAGAGTGGGACTGGGGAACAAAAGAAAAGGGGTGAGAGAATATGCTTACTGAAAAGCAAGAAAAGTTTGTACAGAATATCATACAAGGAATGAACCAAGCAGAAGCATATCGCTCTGCCTATAGTTGTAAGAATATGAGCGACAATTCTGTATATGTAAATGCAAGTAAGCTAGTAAACGATGCTAAGGTCGCACTAAGGATAAAAGAACTAAGGGAGCAACTTGCTAAGCCTAGCATAATGTCCGCACAGGAACGGCTAGAGTGGCTGACAGAGCTTATCAATAGTGAGGAAGAAAGCACAACAGATAAACTGAAAGCTGCCGATATTATGAATAAGATGCAAGGCGAGTATGTGACAAAGGTTGAAGGCAACTTGAATATTGCAAAGCTAGAGGATTTAATCTAATGGCATACACAGCAGACTTCCTGATCCAAAAGAGGAAAGAAAAGTGGAATGAATTACAGAGCATTGAACACGATAAGAAGCTAAGACAGGCCATAGCCAATGAATTGATGGTAAATGCTGATTTACTGGCAGAGGTTAAGAGATACCCGGAAAAGCTGATTGAATTGGTTTTTATCGTGGTAGACAAGAACCAAAAGACAATGCCTTTCTTCCTGAATGATGTGCAGCATAGTTTCATTGACACACTAAACAAGGCTATTGAGGACTATAACGAAGGAAAGATAACTGATATATCCCTGTTAGTCTTAAAAGGGCGGCAGCAAGGCTTCACAACCCTTGTAACGGCATATCAGCTGGCTTGTAGTATTCTGAATAGGAACTTCCAAGGCTTTACCCTGGCAGACAGCAGCGACAACAGCGAAGCAATCTTTCAGAACAAAGCAAAGTTTCCGCATAGTCAGCTTCCGGATGTCCTGAAGCCTACAGAGAAGTTTAACAACAGAAGACAATTACTGTTTGAGAAAATTAACTCTTCCTGGGCAGTAGATACAGCAACAAAGAATGTGGGACGGTCTAGGACAGTAAACTTCTTTCACGGCTCTGAGTGTGCCTTCTGGAAGGATGGCATATCACCTATTCAGGGTGCATTAGGTGAAGCATTTACAAAGAACTGTATCAAGATATATGAGAGTACCGCCAATGGCTACAATGACTATCAAAAGATGTGGGACAGTGGCGTACACATAAACTGCTTCTATGAGTGGTGGAGAACAAAAGAATATAGCATACCATTCCGCAATGAAGGTATGATGCAGGATTTCTTGCACCAAGTAGAAACCAAAAAGGGATGGATATGGGATAGGCTGCGCTGGCTGAAGGATGATAAACACCTGACACCGGAGCAGCTTTTTTGGTACTGGAATAAGTATGAAAAGTACCTGGACAAAGACCTGATAAAGCAAGAATACCCTTGCACACCACACGAAGCATTTCTTTTATCCGGTAAGAATGTCTTTGATACTGCAATCATACTTGAGAGATTAGCCAAGCTGCCAAAGCCTATTAAGACCGGCTATTTCATTTATGACTATGACGGACTAAAGATAAGCAATATCCGGTGGGTGAATGACAAGAACGGCTATATCAAGATATACCAAGTACCCAATGTGCCGGCAATGACTGAGTACTGTATCGGCGGTGATACAGCAGGAGAAGGTAGCGACTACTTTACCGGACACATACTGGATGCCAAGACCGGAAAGCAAGTAGCGATATTAAGACACCAATTCGATGCAGACCAATACACAAGGCAGATGTACTGTCTAGGCAAGTATTACAAAGATGCTCTCATAGGCATAGAAGCGAACTTTGACAGCTACCCAATAATGGAGCTGCAAAGACTAGGCTATCCGAAGCAATACGCAAGAGAAGCGCAGGACACCTATACAGGAAAGACTGAGAAGCGGTTTGGCTTCAAGACTACTTCTCTCACAAGACCGACTATCATATCAAAGCTGGTAGAGATAGTTAGAGAGCATTGCGACACGATAAGCGACAAGGAAACACTTGAGGAATTACTAACTATTGTCCGGAACGAAAAAGGGCGTATAGAAGCTCCACAGGGCGGTCATGATGATATGATGATGGGTCTAGCGATAGCACACCACATAAGAGATCAGGTGGTATTCGTGAATGAGCCTATAGAGGTCAATCCTCGTTATGGGTTTAACATCGAAAGAGAGATACAACGCCAGTATGATTGGGGCGAAAGTATGACGATTGTATAAGGGGAATTGACATGGAAGCATTGTTATTAGCCGTAATGGGCATTACAAACCTTCTGTGCTTTGTCATTGGGGCGAAAGTAGGACAGACAGTAGCTAAAGACAAGGAAATTAAGCTGCCCTCTCTGAACCCTGTAGAGGCTGTGAGAGAGCATAGAGCAAAGAGCAAAGCAGAAGCCGAAGCAGAGAGAATTGAAACCATTATGCGAAACATTGAAACCTATGACGGCACAAGCGCAGGACAAAGAGAGGTGAAGTAAGGTGAACTTTGAAGAACTCATAGAAACATATATTTGGCAACTGTATGAAAAGGGACAGAACTATCACCGGTTGAAAGGTATCTATGTAGACACGGACCGAAACTACCGGTTTTATAACGGCAACCAATGGGAAGGTGCAAAGCTGGGTGATGTAGAGACGGTGCAGAAGAACTTCATCAAGCCTATTGTTAAGTACAAGTGCGCTGTTATCCACGATAATCTGTATGGTATCGTCTATTCCTCTTTGAACTTTGAGAACAGAGAGTTTAGAAAGGCTGCTGAAAGATACTGCGACTTGCTCAATGGGTACATTGCCCGGGTATGGGAGCAGGACAAGATGGATTTCAAGCTGCGGAGAATTACCAAGGATGCTGCTATCAATGACGAGGGTATCTGTTACATTTGGTGGGATGAAGAGAACCAGAAGCCAGTCCACGAGATCATAAAGAAGAACGATATCTATTACGGCAATGAGAATGACGATGATATCCAAAGTCAGCCGTATATCCTTATCCGGAAGAGAATGCCTGTTACAAATGCAATCGAGCTGGCATTGCGTGAGGGTATGAGCGAGGACAAAGCTTCGTTTATTGTCGGTGATACGGAGAACTTTGAGGAAAGCGGAGATGCAGCCAAGCAGGAAGTAGACAATATGGCAACCATTGTCTACAAGATGTACAAGAAGAACGGCACAGTGCATTTCTCTGTTGCTTCCCGGTTTGTAGATATTGCAGAGGACATTGACACCGGACTTTCCCTCTATCCCATTGCTCACTTCAACTGGGAAGAGAAAGAGGGCAGTGCAAGAGGTGAAGGCGAGGTAAGATATCTCATTCCTAATCAGATTGAGGTAAACCGAACCGAAGTAAGACGAGTACTTACAGTCAAGTATCAGGCATATCCGCAGAAGGTGGTTGATGTTAGCAAGATTTCCAATCCGCAAGCATTGAACACTGTAGGCGGTACAATCCGTACTAACGGACAGCCTGTGGAAGATGTGCATAAGATTGTGGGTACAATTCCCCCGGCGCAGATGTCGCCGGATGTAGTCAAGCTACAGGAAGACTTAATCAACGTCACAAGAGATTTGGCAGGCGCAGGCGATACAGCTACAGGACAGGTTAATCCGGAGAGTGCTTCCGGTAGAGCTATCCTGGCAGTACAACAGGCTTCCCAAGCTCCTATGACCGAGCAGAAGGAAACCTGCAAGAACTTCATTGAGGACATTGCAAGAATTGACCTTGAGTATCTTATCGTCCACGCAGAAAACGGCATTGATATGGAAGAAAAGATTACTGACGAAAACGGCGAAGAAAGCTACCAGGTAGTCAATATTCCGCAGACTGCATTGGAGCAATTACAGGCAACAGTCAAGATTGATGTAACTCCCAAGGGCGTATATGACAAATTCGCCCAAGAGCAGACCATTGAGAACTTGCTGATACAAGGCTTTTTCAGTGCGCAGAGAGTGAGTGAGTTGGCTACCTATGCTGAAGTACTGGATGATGATAGTGTTGCACCCAAGCAGAAGATACTGGATGCTATCGACCATATCAAGGAAGAGCAGAGAAGAATTGCTTTAATTCAGGCTGAAGCTCAGGCAATGCAGCAGAGAGCACAGCAATTCCTTATGGACGATCCAGACAGACAGGCAGACCAGATAGCCAATGCACAGATGCAGCTTATGTTGGAAGAGCAGATGGCAGCGGAAGAAGCTGAGTATGCCGAACAGGAAGAAGAACTGGATGAAGAAACCGCAGAAGCGGAAGAACAGACCGATGAAGAGTAATTAAGCATCCATAAAGGGTGCTTTTTTATTGTCCAAACATTGAAGACGTTAAAAGCTATGGAATTTGTGGAAACAAACCACGATTAAAAAATAGGAAAGGAAATCGTTATGGAAAACAACGAGAACTTTGTTGCCGAAGAGGTAACTGAAAACGTGGAGCAGCCCACAGAAGAAGTTGCAGAACAGCCTAAGATGTTTACCCAGGATGAGGTAAATGAAATCGTAGGCAAGCGTGTTGCCCGGAAGGAAGCACGAATCCGGAAAGAGTATGACCGTAAGTACGGCGAACTTGAAGGAGTGCTGAAAGCTGGCACAGGCAAAGAGAATGTTGAGGAAATGACAGATACATTCCGAGGTTTTTATGAGAAAAAGGGTATCAAGATGCCTGCAAAAATTGATTACACGGCAGCTGACATTGAGGTACTTGCTAGAGCTGAAGCAGACGAAATTATCCGTGGTGGCTTTGACGAGGTTGTTGAGGAAGTTGACCGCCTGACAGAGCTTGGCTATGAGGGTATGACAGCCCGGGAGAGAGCCGTTTTTAAGACCCTTGCCGAATATCGGCAGAACGAGGAACGGAGCAGAGAATTGTCCAGCATCGGCGTTACCGAGGATGTATATAACAGTGCAGAGTTTAAGAGCTTTGCCAGTAAGTTTAATTCCGACATTCCCATTAAGGATATCTTTGATATCTACCGTAAGACACAACCCAAGAAAGACATTAAACCAATGGGAAGTATGAAGCAAGGCCGGAACACAGGTGTAAAAGACTACTACACCCCGGAAGAGATTGAGAGGTTGACGGAAGAAGACCTTGACGATCCGAAGGTGTGGGAAGCAGTACGGCGTTCTATGACTGGCAGATAACTTCCCATCCTAAAGAAAGGATGAATTATTATGGCAGTAGCCAACACTGTAACCAATTTTCAGCAGACTATTTGGAGTAAGTCCATTCTGCGCTCCCTGGAGAAGATCACTTCTCTGCGTAACCACTGTAACTTCCAGTATGAGAAAGAGTCCAAGAATGCCAAGGAAGTCAAGATTCTGTCTGTGAATCGTCCCACCATCCGTACCTATGTTCCCGGTACTGCTCTGGTGCGTGAGTCCGCTGCCGACAGCTCCCAGCTGTTGCAGCTGAACCAGTACAGATACTTCAACTTCGAGGTTGAGGATATCGTCAAGGCACAGTCCGTTCCCGGTCTGATGGAAGCACTGACTGACGAGGCCGGCAAGGGTCTGGCACTGGAAGGCGACAAGTACGTTGCCACGGTTGTTAAGAACGACGTAGAGGCAACTACTCCCTCCGTTTCGGTATCGAGCTCCGTTATCACGCTGACCACCGCCAATGCTATGGCTTCCGTTGAGGAAGGCTTTGCTACTCTGTACGCCAACGACTGCAAGGTGTCCGACACCTTCTATCTGGAAGTTGCTCCTAAGGTGTTCACCACCTACCGTCAGCAGCTGACCGAGCTGTCCACCAACAACCCTGAGATTCTGAAGAAGGGTGCGGTTGGCAAGATCAACAACGCATACGTCTGCATCGAGAACTGCCTTCCTACGGGCAAGAAGGCAAGCGGTAGC